GCAATTCAAGATGCTACGATTGTTAATGCATTAGCATCATTACAACAATTTTCAACGTTGCCGAATACATTAACATCTAAATTAACTGTATTAGTGCCGCCATTATTAGGTGCATTATCAAAAGTTTCATCTGCGTGTGATGGCAACGTAGATAATTTAGAATTACCAGATACCGTATTATCTAAACTGTCGTCATCGGTTGATTATAATGATGCAGTTGATACTGAATTTTATAATGAGTTTAACGTTTCTGATATAGATATATCTGACAGATCTTCTAATATACAATCGTTAATTAAACAGCAACAAGACTTATTAACATCATTACAAGAAGCACCGAGTAAAGTTTATAAACAACAAGGAATTCCAGATAATACCTTAGGAAAACCAGGCGATTACTATATAAATTTAACTACTATGCAAATATATGGTCCGAAGCCATCAGCAACAGAATGGGGTACGCCCGTAAATTAATAATTACAATATTTATATAAAAATAATAATATGGACTCAAAAACACTTATAAAAGCGCTTAAAGTAGCCGTACGTGAGGTTATAAAAGAAGAATTAACAGAAATTCTTCGAGAAGGATTACAATCTACTATTACAGAGATGAAGACGCCAGTAAAATCATCTAAGATACCTGATCATCGAAATCCACAGACAGCTCCAAAAAGAAACCCTAAAGTGCAATTTGCAGAAAATAAATGGGCATCGGTATTAAATGAAACGGATCCATTAATGGAACAAGCACCATTGGCTATGAATAGTTTTAAAGAGATGATGCAAGAAGGTATGGATGAAATTCGTATGACATCAAATGATGCTCAAGGTTTTGGGATGATGCGAAATAATATGAAAGCTGCTATGGGATTAGAACCAGCCGCTCCAGCAATAATGGAAGATCCAGAAGATGGAAAAGTATATGAAGTTGCACCCGAAGTACAACAAGCATTGACAAGAGATTATTCTGCTTTAATGAAAGCAATAAATAAAAAGAAATAATGAAATGGGATATAAAATACAACCGGTACAAACTAATTCGGCTGTTGACAATACAGCATTAGGCGTTGAAATTAATTTTAACGGTCCGGGAGTATTTGTTCCTGTTTATTCAACTGATCAACAAGCATTAAATAATTTAAAGAATTTATTATTAACTAGAATTGGCGAACGTTATGATAATCCAGCATACGGCACTAATTTATTAAATATAATTTTTCAGCCGAATGTTGAAGAATTAAAATCAGATATTATTGATATTATATCGGTATCAGTTAATCGATGGATGCCAGAAGTAACATTAGAACAAATTGATGTTTTAACTGCTCAAGATGATCCGACTTTGGATCATGATATACGAGTTACTATAAATTTTTCTGCAGTTACTGAAAAGGTTTCTTCAATCGTTATTAATGCAAACGAAACTGGACAGATGACAATTACATAGGAAATACATGGAAACTAAAAAAGAAGTATCTTATATTAATAAAGATTTCGGACAATTCAAACGAAATTTAATTGATTTTACAAAACAGTATTTTCCTAATTCATATACTGATTTTAATGAATCATCTCCTGGTATGTTGTTCATTGAATTAGCATCATATGTTGGAGATGTATTATCATATTACACTGATATTAATTTAAGAGAATCTTTATTAGAACAAGCATCAGAGCGAGGTAATATATATGATTTAGCTCGTGCATTAGGATATAATGCTAAAAATTCAATTCCAGCACATGTAACATTAGATGTATTTCAACTTGTACCTTCTATAGGATCCGGAACAGCTGTACAGCCAGATTATAATTATGCACTTTCAATTAAACCGGGAATGCGAGTAAAACAAAAAGATGGGTCAGCTGTTTTTAGAACATTGGATTCTGTAGATTTTAGATTCTCATCTTCATTTAGTACTACTGAAGTTACGATATATGAAAGCAATCCTACTACAAAACAACCAACATATTACTTATTAAAGAAACAAGTAAAAGCAGTATCAGGAGATGTTAAGACAGCCACATTTAATTTTGGAACTCCGATTGCATATGATAAAGTAGTTTTACCAGAAACAAATATTATTGAAATAATTTCTATAACGGAAACAGATGGTGATAGTTGGTATGAAGTTCCATACTTAGCACAAGATACTATTTTTGAAGCAGTACCTAATTTAGCAGAAAATGATCCGGATTTATCTCCGTATCGTTCTGAATCTCCTAGTTTATTAAAAATGAAAAAAACTGCAAAACGTTTTATTACTCGTTTGCGGAGTGACAATAAATTAGAAGTACAATTCGGAGCTGGAATATCAGATAACAACGATGAAGAAATTATTCCTAATCCAGATAATGTAGGAAATGGACTTGCTGGATTTAGAAGAGATGTTGATGTTGATATTGATCCATCAAATTTTTTATATACTAGAACATATGGACAAGCTCCGTCTAATACAACGTTAACGGTAGTTTATACAATAGGAAATGGGTTAACTGATAATGTATCAGCAAATGTATTAACAGGAATAAATTATATTGAATATGATGAAGATGTTAATTCAACTTCAAGTACGCCTATGATGAATTTTGTTAAAACTACAGTTGCAGTTAATAATTCAATTCCGGCAGCTGGTGCAAAAACTGCAGACACGTTGCAAGATATAAAAAATAATGCATTAGCAAATTTTGCTACACAGAATCGTTTAGTAACTAGAGAAGATTATATAATACGTGCTTATTCTATGCCATCAAAATTTGGTAGTGTAGCTAAAGCATATATTGTTCCAGACGATCAAATATCTCAACAAGATTATCAAGAATCTAGATTACCAAATCCGTTTGCAATGAATATGTATGTATTGGGATATAATCAATCTAAGCAATTAGTTGAATTGAATAATGCAATCAAAGAAAATTTAAAAACATACTTAAATTATTATAGAATGTTAACTGATGCAGTTAATATTAAAGATGCTTATATAATTAATATAGGACTTCAATTTGAAATATCTGTATTATCAAATTATAATAGTAACGAAGTATTACTTAAATGTATTAACACAGTAAAACAACATTTTGATATTGATCGTTGGCAAATCAATCAACCAATTATAAAATCAGATGTTAATACTATTATTGCTAATGTAAAAGGTGTACAATCAGTTATACGAGTTAATTTTAGTAATTTATATGAATCATCCCAAGGATATTCAGGTAATGTTTATGATTTAATTTCTGCAACAAAAAATGGTGTTATTTATCCGTCATTAGATCCTAGTATATTTGAAGTTAAGTTTCCAAATACTGATATCAAAGGGCGTGTAGTAACATATTAAAGGTAAATAAATGTTTAGAATATTTTATACGGATAAAGATACTACATTGTATGAAAGCTTACCAGAATATAATACTGGATTAGATGAGATTTTAGAAATAGGGAAACGTCTAGACACTGCGGGTGATACAAAATTATCTAGAAGTGTTTTACAGTTTGATATGACTGAAATTTCATCATCATTAGCATTATATGGTAAAACTGTTAATGATTGTAAATTTATTCTTCGTTTGTATACAACCCATGCAAAAAACTTAGCATCTGAATATTCAGTGTATGCTAAATTAGTTGGCGAATCTTGGGTTAATGGTACGGGATTCCAAAATGCATTAACAATTGATGGCGCATCATGGACAGGGTCTCAGTCTGGGTCTGCTTGGATTAGTTCGAGTCAAAACATACAAGTCGGTGCCAGTTCATTATATGTTGCCGGTACCGGACAAGGTGGTTCTTGGATGTATCAAACATCCCCGTCGGGAAGTACAGCGGGTCTTATTTCTTCCGAATCATTTTCTTATAGTACTACTGATATTAATATGGATGTCACCAATGCATTGAAAATATTGTTAAGTGGATCTGCAGGTGCATCTATTCCTAATTATGGGTTTTTACTTAAATTTGCTGACACAGATGAGACTGATGATAATATTACAGGATATGTGAGATTTTTTAGTAGAGATACTCATACTATATATGTTCCTCAGTTATTAATGTACTGGGATAATAGCACTTTTACAACAGGATCTTTAAGTCAGGTAGACACTGAGTCATTTGTTGTATACAGTCAGGTTAAACCGCAGTATAAAGACACTGAGATTGTTAAGGTTCGAGTATATGCTCGAGACAAATATCCTAGAAAATCTCCTACAAATTTATTTCCATATGAAACTGTAAAGTTTTTGCCTTCAACTACATATTATGCGATATATGATGCTGAAACTGATGAAGCTATAATTCCGTATAATGATATTTATAATAAAGTTAGTTGTGATAGTACTAGTAACTTCATCTATATTGATATGAATGGATTTATGCCTGAACGTTATTATCGTTTAGAATTTAAATTAAAAGATGGATTTACAGAACAGTATATTGACGACAAAATTTATTTTAAAGTAGTTAGATAATGGCTGAAAATATTAAAAGAACTTCACAAGACTCTAGATTAAATGATCCAGTTGCTGGCGATCAACAAGCTAAGTATATAAAACGTGGACTTACTTATATATCTAATAATACTGCTATTATTCCTAGAGATTCGGGTGGTAATATCGTATTAACTGAATCTGCTACAGATAATCCAATGTTATATATTGATCCGGTTGCAGAACAAATAACCATGAACTCTGCATTAAAAGTATTAGATACTAGATTTAAATACTATAAGTTCCCAGTTACAGTTAATGCAACTACTACTACGGATTTAAATGCAGATATAACATTAGATTCAGATATTGTATATGCTAGATATAAACCTAGTGAAGATAGAACAATTAATGCCGGTACTGTCTTTTCTGGTATTTTAATGGATGAATTAGAAGAAGGACAGCCTCAAAAAACTGCAAACACTTATTATATTACAAAAGCAGTAAAAAATGCAGGAGTTGATTTAAGATTTAGAATAAAAATTAATCATCGATATGATGCCCCATTACCAACTTCTCTGCCATCAACAGTTGCATTTACAATCATGAAACAAGGACCAAATTATCCATTGAATCGAACCTATTTAGGACAATATTCTAGGACAGGACAAGATGGACGATGGAGCGTAATGCAACCGTATGAAGTCTGGGATACATATATTGATGTTACTATTCTAAATTCAGAATTTGAAATTGGAGATACATTTGGTATAGGTGGGTTATCATCTATAGAAGGAAATAGTTTCTTCCACACAATTGGCGCGGAACAAACGTATTGGGTAATTACAGATGCTAGTAAAAATGTAGATGAATGGAATCAACCATTGTGAGAATAAAAAAACATGTTAACACAATATAAAAATATCGATCAAATACAATCAGCTGAAAAATCCGTATCAGCTACTCGTATTGATAAATCTAAATCTGACTTTTTTAGTTATGATAAAAATACACGTGTACGTCAAGTACCAGATATTGTAAAACAAGCTGATGATATTAGAGTTGAGTTTCATGTTTATTCAAATGATGCATGGATAACTGGAAATCATCGAATCGGAATACAAAATAAAATTCCAGACATTACCGATAAAATAACTAGCAAACGAATTAAATTTCCAAATCAACCGATTGCAATTAATTTATATAATGAGTTTGAATCTTTAAAGTTAACAGCTGGAAGTTTTAAAGTTGCAGTTAACTTTTTTAAAAATTTAATTGGTAGTTATGATCAACAATATTTAAGAATTGATGAAATTTCTCCAGATCGTACGGAATTAAGATTACGTGCAATTGATGAAGAAGATCCTATATTTATTCGTCAACTTACTGGATATATTTCTAATGTACAACATACCACCGGTGATTATCATAAAACATATCTATTAAATTTTAGTAGAAACCAAACTGCATTTGTTGTTAATAGTGTTGTTATAGGCGAATACATATATGTTAAATTATATGAGCCTTTAGATTCCACATTAGATACAAATTTTAAAGTTTGGATTGTTGAAGAATTAAAACCTACATATATTGATAAAGTAACGATTAATCCGTTACAAACAGACACCGTATATAAAAAATTAGCTAATCCAAATTGGCAGGCAAATTATTCATATAATACATCTACTGAAACCGGATTAAAGAATTGGAATGATATATTAGGATCATCAATACAAACATCACAACAAATTATAGATTCATATTTTTCTGGAAGTTTAAGTGGTGTTAAATTGAATATAAATTTTTCAGACTTTAATAATTTTATATTTTATAGTTCAGCCGTAGAACGTCTTGAAAACTTTAAATATAAATTAGAATTAATTGAATATTATACTTCGCAAAGTATAGTGGTATCACAATTATCCGGAAGTGTTGCAACTACAAATGTTGCTGACTATACTAATAGCAAAAACAATTTAATTGGTGGATTTGATACATTTGAACAGTATTTATACTATCAATCATCATCAATGTTAACTACATATGAAATTCCAAATGAATCTTCAATTGTACCTACAATTACCGGTAGTTATGTAACGCCAGTACCAAAATTAAATTCTTCAATTCCATATACTTTAGCTCCAACTACGGGTAGCCAATTCAAAACTTGGTATAATAATTTATATCAAACTGCTTCTGCATTTGATGCACTAAATTTAAATGGATTAATTAATGCAATTCCAGAATATATACGATACGATCAAAATAACGATCAAATAATTACATTCGTTAATATGTTAGGACATCATTATGATATACTATATACGTATATTAATCATATGTCTAAAATATACAAACGAGAAGAAAATCCTAAATTAGGTATGCCAAATGAATTGTTATATTCTGTAGCAAAACAATTTGGATGGAATCTAACAGACGGAAATCAATATCAGGAATTATGGCAATATGTTTTAGGAACAGATGAAGCAGGTACTCCATTAACTGGTTCTAATACAGTTGGAGATCCGAGTGTACCTGGACGAGATATGACTTATGCAGTTTGGCGTCGTATCGTTAATAACTTGCCTTTATTATTAAAAAGTAAAGGTACTAAACGAAGTGTACAAGCATTGTTATCTTGTTATGGTATTCCGCAATCAATGATTTCAATTAAAGAATATGGAGGTCCTAGAATTAATAGAGCACCGGTATATGAAAAATTGAATTTTGATTATTCATTAGACTTAATGCAAAATACAGCAGGAACGGTAACTGTAAATTATTCACAATCAATTAATACCGTAGAACTTCGTTTTAGAACAGATAATGTAATTACAAACCCGACAATGTCAGGTACAATGAATTTGTTTAAAATAGGTTCAAATGCAGTAACATTAGATTATACATCAGGTACATTAGGTAAAATTAAAATAAACGGAACTGGCTCAGGCAATATTGAAATGTTTGATGGTGGTTGGTTAACTGCAATGTTAACAACTTCTGGTTCTAATCTTCAAGTGATTGCAAAACGATCTAAATACGGGAAAATTGTTACCGCTGTTTCTGCTTCTGCAGTTACTTCATTTCCATTTTCAGGCTCAATAGTATTAGGTAGTACCAGTACTGGAGCATCTAGATTAAATGGTCAACTTCAAGAATTACGTGTTTGGAATATTTCGTTAAGTCAATCATATTTTGATAATCACGTAAAAGCTCCGGCTGCATATAATAGTATTGATCCATATGGTGAATTGATATTTCGTTTGCCATTAACACAAAAAATCAATCATACATTAACTGGGTCATTACCAGGTGTGCAACCAAGATCTTCTTCTATATCAGCATCATTTGCGGGTTGGTCTTCTAATACGCCATATGATTCAATTGAAGAAACATACTATTATGATGCACCATCAATTGGTGCTGGTACATATGACGACAATAAAGTACGTTTAGAAACAAATAATTTGGTAGGCACATTAGATGTAAAAACTAGAGCTGAACGTAGTCAATATGATGTAGCACCGTTAGATAGTAAGAAATTAGGTGTATATTTTTCTCCACAAACAATGATTGATGAAGATATCATTGCACAATATGGTTATGTAAATTTAGATGACTATATTGGCGATCCGGGAGAATTAGATTCTAAATCATATCCTAGATTAATATGGAAAGCTCGAGAATATTGGAAAAAATATGCTGATAAAAACGATATTAATTCTTATATAAGAATGTTTACATTGTTTGATTTATCATTCTTTAAACAACTAGAACAACTTTTACCCGCACGTGCAGACAAATTAACGGGTATTTTAATACAACCAAATTTATTGGAACGTAGCAAAGATAAAATTTTGCCGGCTATTAATAAATTTGAAACGGTTTATTTAACTGAGATATCATCACAACCTTCGGGGTCAGGTGATTATCTTCAATATGTAGGTGCAATTGATGGTTCTATTTTAACATTGTCAGCAAATGATGATGATCAATGGCAAATGTATTTAACTGCATCAACTGCAGATAAGTATGACGGAGTTGTATATTCACATCAATATTTATTGCATTCTGGAAGTACATGGATCACCGCATCTACTCCATATTGGATGAGTGAAGCTACTAGTCCAACAATTATATCAAGTGTTATATCTGAATATCGTTATATATCCGGAACTGTATTTTTTGTAACAGAAAGTTCTAGTGGTACTGTATATGGATCTGGAAGTTATGGTACTGGAAGTTATGCAGATTTAATATACCAGCTTTCCGGAAGTTTTGCACAAGTACAAGACTTCATACCGCAAGGAATTGAAAATCAAAGATATTCGGGTGCAAAAATGACATCACCAGCATTCAATATAAATTCAACTCAAACTATTGACGGTGGCCCGGTAGTTGAATGGAGAACGACTAATCCAAATCAATTAATTTACCAATCAAACGGCGATCAAGGTAGTTTTGTATTAGTTTAACATCAAAATTAACAATATGTATATTTATATAAAATAAGGTTAAAACAATATGGGATATTTAGATAATACAAGCGTTACAATTGACGCTATATTAACATTAAAAGGTCGAGAACTGCTAGCAAAAGGCGGTAATGCATTTAATATTACTCAATTTGCGGTAGGAGATGATGAAATTGATTATTCATTATGGAATCCAGATCATCCGCTGGGTACAAATTATTATGGTACTATTATTGAAAATATGCCAATAACAGAAGCAATACCTGACGAAACTCAAGCATTAAAATATAAGTTAATTACACTACCTAAACAAACAACGAATATACCAGTTATAACTGTAGGAAATACAAACATTGTATTAGCAGCCCCTGGAGATGCATCAATTATTGCACCTAATACAAGTAATTTCCAAGGAGGAAATGCTACATTAGGTTACACTGCAATATTATCAGACTCAACCGTTGCTGATATACAAGTAACAAGAGCATTACAAAATTCAGTATTACCAACAACACCTAGATTTATTGGCGATAATGAAGATGCACAAAGTGTTGCTGTTACTGGATTTGAATTTAGAATCGTTGCTAAGACTCAATTAATTGAAGATAAAACTGCAACTATATCAATTATTGCAAATGAAACGGGTGGTAGTGTAACAATTAATTTAACAGTTAATAAAGCAACTACTGCTACTATTTAATAGGCATAAACCATGAACAACAAAACATTAATTACGCGTTTAAAACAACAACCAAAACAAGGTCAGTTACCAGGCCGCGTTACAATACCAGGTGCTACTAATGTAAATACAGCTCAAGTTGCAACTACTAGACCCGATACAAATCCTGCTCTAGCAGTTTCTTCCACAGTATCTGCGGTAAATGAACAAGTGCAACAATTAGCTCAACAGTTAGCTAATCAAATGGTTGCCGAAATGCAGCAGTCGCAAATATTAGCAAGAAATGGTCGGGTATATACAAAATTTGATATGGCTAATGATGTTATATCAAATCAGACCGAAGTTGTTACAGCTGGTTTATGGAGTGATAACGTTGCAAGTTTAACAACATACTTTACAGCGTCAGCTCAAACAACATCACAACGTAGATATTATGTTGATGTATTGCAAAGTAACCCTGCGGTTGATGGCGCAGCTACACAATTTTCTTTAGCGTTTGGTCATGCATTAGGTAGTGGATCTAATTCACAAGGTCAACTTAATGATTCTCCTAGTAAAGCTATTTATTCTCAGTATCGACAATTATTATTGAATCCGACAGATACTAGATTTACAACTGCAGGATCAGGTAGTACTGACTATATTTATGTTGTAAACTTTAAAAGAAACCGAGTAAAAGAAAGATTAGATGCTGGTAATTTTGAATTACCACTTCGATTAATTTCCGGATCACGACCTACAAATGCAACAGGTAGTGTTGCAGTATCAGGGTCTAAAATTATAACATTGATTGATGATTCGTCAATTGCATCTGCTACAATTGTAGGAGCAGGTAAAGTTTATAATATAGTGTCGGGATCTATTAATGATGGTGTATATAATTCAGCAGCTCCAATTTATTTTGGATTAGCATATCCAGATTATGGTACATTGGTATTAGATGGTAAAATGTTAGACCAACATTTAAATTATCAAACTAAGACGGGTTCTAGTGTTGAAGGTAATAATCATTTTGCAATGTATCATTCAATTTCAGGATCGGCATTGTTAACTAACCCTTCCACGGCAGACCCATATGGATTCCAAGCACGTAATTCAGAAAAAGTAACTAGCACGCATTATTTTGTAAGAATTAAAAATGCTGAATATAATTTCTCAAACAATCCTTCTTACGTAACAGGAAGTGTTGGCCAGATTGTACAATCAACATTTATTGGAGATCCAAAAACATATATTACTACAGTTGGATTATATAATGATCGACAAGAATTATTAGCTGTTGCTAAATTAAGTCAGCCATTACTAAAATCATTCCAACGAGAAGCATTGATACGAGTTAAGTTAGATTACTAAAACTTGATGATGATTTTAGCCCCGTTATATTTATAATAAAGTATAACGGGGTTTTTACTGAATATGGCTGATTCTAAATTAAATAATATACAAGATACGTACGAAGGATTATATCCATCTGTTTTTAAAAAAATAGATGCTGCAGATGTAATGATAAGTCCGTTTCAAGCCCATAAACAATGGGTTGTAGATTCCGGCAGTGCAACTAGTAGTTGTTTACCATTAACTGCAATTTATACTGATATACTTCCTCCGTTAGGATCTGAATTAACATATAATGATGCATCGAATATAGATGGTAGTTTACAAACTATTATATATTATTCAATTAATCATTTATATTACAAATATAAAGATCAGCCAACTAATACGTACGGTCCAACAAATTTAGTTCGTACAAAAAAATATTTATATGAATCTGCATCAGTGTTTTCAATACCGCAATTAAAAATGGGTGAAGCAATACAACCGGAATCTTTTGCAATAAAACATAATTCATTTAATATTTCATCAGACCGTTATGGTAATATACTTAATTCAAGTATCGATACTAGTTCTTTAGTAACCGGTGAAATATTTTATGAAGGATTTAATGAATATTTTGATACTAGCAGAATTAAATATATAAGTGAAAATGTTACATATAATCCAGGTATTACCGATTTAGATGATTTAGGTTTGCCTGTCGGCTTATCAGCGTATTTTTCTGGTTCTGGTTTTATATCAACTGATATTAATGGTATGTATAATCGAGATGAGAATTATGCAATTTCATTTTTTATATCTAATAGTTTAGCTACATCGAACAATCAACTAATTTTAACAAAAGCATCGAGTAGTATATCGCCGCAATATCCATTTAAAATAGAATTAAGTGGTAGTAATCAAATTGTTTTTTCAGTAGCCGGTAGTACTACATTTAAAACATATGTTACATCGTCTGTATTGTCAGGCGATTGGAAACATGTTTTATGTCAAAAATCTGGAAGTTATTTGCAATTGTATATTAATGGAACATTGCAACAATCGGGTTCTAGTGTTTTATTATCTAACACATTTTCTCCATTTACTGCATCTGCTAGAATTGATAATACAGATCCTATGTACATAGGCGGATTTAATACGCAATCAGCTAATTTTTATGGATTATTAGATGAAATACGTATTTTTAATCGAGCATTGTCTTCTACGGAAATAACAAGTTTATCAACTAGAAATCTGTTAGATGGCAAATTATTACAAACAAATCATGTAGGTAATATTTTTACAAAGCAAGGTATTGCAGTTATATCTACTCCAGATTATCGATATAATAATCTTATTAATGATTTTATTAGTATATCATATAAAAGCACCGTAACGATTAATGAATTAGGCGTTGTTGCTAAATTAGACGCTGGTGATTTTAATATGTCAACTAATATTACATTGACACAAGATAATGATGTTACATATCATCCATTTGTTAGTGGTAGTGATTTTGCCCCATATATAACTACAGTTGGATTATATAATGATGCTGGACAATTATTAGCTATTGGTAAATTAGCACAACCTATAAAAAAACGAAATGATGTTGATATGAATTTTTTAATACGCATCGATTTAGATAAAAATATTTCGTTAAAGGAATAACATGATACGACTTAAAACATTACTTCGTGAAATGAATGATGTTGAATTACAACGTTTACTTGGTAAAATAAAGAATAAACAGTTTAAATTTTTAGGGCAAGGTGATAACGGCCGTGTATATGAAATTGACGGCGAAGACAAAGTTTTTAAAATTACTAAAGAACGAGATGAATATCAAGTTGCAGATCGCATAGTTAATCGTTACTCTGAATTTACTACATTTATTCCAATTTATTATGTAAATGGAACTGATATGTATATAATGGCAAATGCTGATACATTGCCGCAAACAATTCGTCGTGAAATTGATTTATTCATGAATAATTTTTCTGACTTTGCTAGAAAAAATGGAGGCGAAGTTTCTATATTTGATTTCGTACAAGAAACTGAAATTACAAACAAACAATTGAATAATTTTCTTAATGCATTGCAAGTAGATGTAGATAAACTTAATATTCCAGAATTTGACTTAGATTTAGATTTTCGATCGGATAATTTAATGATTTGGAATGGAAACTTAGTATTAGTTGATTGGTGATATTTATATTATATAAAGGATTTTTAGAATGTTAAAATTAAAAAACTTATTGGTAGAACAAGGTAATTTAAAATCATTTACTATACAAACACCTGCACCTAAATCTATGTTAGATATAGTACGTAGTACGAAACCGAGAGGTGCTGCATTTATTCTTAAATCTACAGATGTTTTAGGCGAAACACCATCTATGGATAGTATAATAAATTTATTAAAATTAGATGATCGTTTTGGAGAAAACAGTATTTGGGCACAAACATTAGCAGTAGAAGAAGAATTTGAAGGCTTTGTTTATGTATTTAGTGATGATTTTAAAGATTCACAACGTAAAACTAAATTTAACGTTATGATTGTTCCTAGAACGTATATCTTTGAAATGGTATTAGGAACAGATATAACAGATGACACAAAAATTACAGCTGTTAATGATTTATTAGTAACTAAATATAGTATAGGAAATGCATCTGTAATGTTGCAACCAGAATTAGATAAATTAAAAACAGATATTGCTCCGTATTTAAATACGGAAAGACTTAAAAAATTAGAAGCAGAAAATGCTAAATTGCAACAAGCATTGGACGCTAAATCAGAACCAGAAGCACAATCACAATATACATTATCGGCTGATCAAACTGCAACTTCAGATGTAGCAGCTACTGCATCTACTACAGAAAATAAAGCACAAGCATTATTAACTAAACTTAAAGATGCTCCAATTAAATTAAATACATCATCAGATGATGTTTTATATATTCAAGATTTAATGTATAGAATTGGAATGGCTTCTCCAAAATTAGCTGAAAAAAATGATGTAGCTTCTTGGGTTGCATTTAGAGATGCTAAACCGCAATATGGTACTTATGGAACTCGTACTAAGAATTTTATTGATGCAATTAAAACATGGAAAGGCCTTTCTACGACAAATGATAATATTACTACTGAAGTACTTCAAGCTATATTAGATGCTGGTAAAGGTGCTGGTATTACTGAATCTAGAAATTCATACTATGCAGATAAATTTATATATGAACAATTTGAAATATCTGCAGATATCGACAAAGCTGTTACATCAACATCATCAAAATCATCATCTACTACTAACAAAACTAAAACTACAAAAACATCGACTGCTACTGGAACTTTTCATCCAATTGGTACTGCTTGGGATAAATTGGATTATAAAACTCCAATTAAACAAGGAGATAAAGGTCAAGAAGTAAAAGCAATGCAGATATTCATTAATGGAATAAATGCAGCACAAGGAGAAACGAATGGTATTGCTTTTCCGAAACAAGATGGTGTTTATGGACATCTTACCCATGAGGCTGCTAAAATGGCTGCGTTTAGAATACCTAGTGATACTTCCGGTTATATAACGATAAAAACACCAGCATCATTAAGCGATTGGAGTAAACAGTTCACAGCATGGAAATCTTATGCAGACAAACCAAAATTGAACGGAATAAATCAACAAACTATTAAAGAATCAGATGAAATGGATAAAATTTGGGATGATCTTTTTAAAGTAATTCAAAATTCTCCAGAAAATTATTTTGGTAAAATGGGATTTAAAGGTTGGGTTAATGATGATGAAAATGGAGCTGCAGATTGGTTTATAAAAGCGTTTAATGATGCATGGGGTACTACGTTAACTAGATTATCAAAATCTAAATCCACATATATACAAACAAATGTTAAAAATATTAGATGGACTGTTAAACATATTGCAAATGAATTAATTAGAACAGGACATTCCGGACATGTTAATGTTACATATTATTACATTAATACGGGTGATACTGAATGGCATCAACAAAAATTAAAATTGCGTTGGGATTACATGTAATATTACATTTAAAAAAGTTATGGCAAAAAATCATTATCATTCATCAGGTAATTCAAAACGAGCAGCTGCTCTTAAATATGGATATAAATCTGGATTAGAACATACTGTTGCAGAACAGATTAAATCTACAGAATATCCTTTGAAATATGAAACTGAAACACTAAATTATATAGTACCAGAACGTAAAGCAAAATATACTCCAGATTTTGTATTTACGAAGAAAAATGGCGAATTCATGTTTATTGAAACAAAAGGACGTTGGACTAGTGCCGATCGTTTAAAAATGAAACATGTTTTAGCATCGAATCCTGGAATAGATATTCGCATGGTATTTCAATCTCCTACGCAAAAAATATCAAAAGGCAGTAAAACTACATATGAAGCGTATGCTGTAAAATTAGGTATTAAACATGTTGCTAAAAAAGATATTCCTGCAGAATGGATGTTAGAATGTTTAAAAACCGGCGAAGAAGTAGTAAATGTTAAGAAATTTTTTTCATAATGATTTGAAATGTGAAATATTTTTAATACATTCAATAAAATTAATGTTTAATTAATTAAATGATTGATTCAGTATGAAATTGAATCGATCGTTAGACCAGTAATGTAATGTATGTGTCTAACTAATATTATTATATTATTATTAATAATTAATTGGAATACTACTATAGTTTAATTATATTATTATTAATGAAGAATATTAAGTTATTGCAATTATTAGAATCAGTACTAGGTAAAGGAAAATCTACTTCCGGTGATAATATTGCATTCTTCTCTCCATTCATTTCACATTATAAACCTAAATTAGAAATTAATATTAATACTAATAGCAATGGTGAAAACGTTTGGCATTGTTGGATATCTGATAAAAAAGGCCGAACTATATCTTCATTATTCAAACAATTAAATTTATCAAAAGAAAAGTTTGAACAGCTAAATAAAATAATTGAAACATCAAAATACCGTACGGTTAATTTAACTGATATAAAAAAACAGGTAACACTACAATTGCCGGATGAATATAAACCATTATGGTTTAAGAAAACTACACCTGATTATAAAAATGCAATCTTTTATCTTAAAAATAGAGGAATTAATATATTTGATATTATTAAATATCGTATAGGATATTGCGAATCGGGCGAATATGCCGGTAAAATAATTATACCTAGTTATGATGCAACTGGCCAATTAAATTACTTTGTTAGTAGAGCATTTTATAAAGCAGATTCACAAAAGCATAAAAATCCTAAAGTTTCAAAAGATATTATCGGATTTGAAATGTTTATAAATTGGGCTGAACCAATAATATTATGTGAAGGGGCTTTCGATGCAATTGCAGTAAAAAGAAATGCAATACCATTATTTGGTAAAGTAATACAACCAGCATTACAAAAGAAAATTATTGAAGAACGAGTACGAAACATTTATCTTTGTTTAGATGCCGATGCATTAAAGAATGCAATTCAAATTGCAGAAAGATTTATGGCAGAAGGATTAAATGTATATTTTGTTGAATTGCAAGATAAAGATCCTTCTGAATTAGGATTCAATCAAATTACAACTATATTAGCAGATACCGACGTATTATCATTCGAAGGTTTAATGCATTTAAAGATGGGAATGTTATGGACATAAAAAAGATTGATGTCGGCATTGATAAAATTGACAAAATATATCATATTTCAGATATACATATTCGTACATTAAAACGACATCGAGAATATCGTGAAGTGTTTGAAAACATGTTTAATTATATTGCTCGAACCAGTACTGGAGCTAGTATTGCAGTTGTTACAGGTGATATTGTACATAGCAAATTAGATATGTCTCCGGAGCTAGTTCAAATGCTTGTTGATTTTTTTAATGGATTTGAAATACCTACAATTGTTATTTTAGGTAACCATGACATGAACTTAAATAATATGCATCGAATTGATGCTGTAAGTCCCGTATTAGATGTTATACAAAATCCTAATATAATTTTTATAAAAGAAAACGGATTATTTGAATTAGGTGGTATTACATGGAATCATATGGCTGTTGATATAGCGCCATCCGAATATATACGTGCCGATCAATTTGATGCTACATATAAAATTGCATTGCATCATGGAGCGGTTAATAGTGCAAAAACAGATATTGGATATCAAATATCAAATGAAAATGTAGGTGTTGATTTATTTGATGGACATGATATTACATTATTAGGTGATATACATAAACCGGCACAATTTTTAAATGAATTAAAAACCGTTGCTTATCCAGGATCACTTATTCAACAAAATCATGGTGAAGCATTGGATCATGGTATCTTAGTATGGGATATTGAAAATAAATCAGCTGATTTTGTTGAAATTCAAAATGATTATGGTTATATTACAATTGAAGTTGAAGGTACAAAAGTAATTAAATATCCACATCGTATTCCAAATAAACCTCGCGTGCGTATCAAATTTAATGACACGTCCGCTGCGGATATGAAAAAATTAATTGCATCAATACGCAAAAAATTTAATGTTCAAGATATAACCATACAACGAAGTGTTACTAATATTAATAACGAAGCTTCATCATCATTTGCAATTGGAAATGTACGGGATGTAGAATATCAAAACACTCTCATTACAGATTATATTGCATTAAATTTTCCTCAAGCTACTGCAGAAGAAACTGATGCAATTCGACATATCAATCGAACAATAAATTCAAAATTACCTGCAGTAGAATCTGTCAGACACATGACATGGCATCCTATTCAATTTGAATTTGATAACATGTTTTCATATGTGGAAGGCAATGTTATAAATTTTGAAAATATGCAAGATGTATGTGGTTTATTTGCTGCAAATACATCAGGTAAGTCTTCTTTATTAGATGCAATAACATATACTATTTTTGATAAATGTAGTAAAACCGGAAAAGCTCATGAAGTTTTAAATAATAAAAAAGTTACATTCCGAGGTAAGTTTACATTTGAAATGAATGGTACTACATATACAATTGAACGTACTGGTATCAAACAAAAAAATGGTCACGTTAAAGTATTAGTAGATTTTTATACTGATACAGAAAATTTAAATGGTGAAGAACGCAGTGATACAAATAAATCAATACGTAGATATTTAGGTACATATGATGATTTTATTTTAACTGCATTCTCACTTCAAGCTGATAATAATAATTTCATTGAAAAGTCTCAACGAGAACGTAAAGATTTACTTTCACAGTTTTTAGATATTACGGTGTTTGAACAGTTATATCAATTAGCATCTGATGAAATCAAAGAAACTGCCGGAAAACTAAAAGAATATAAGAAAACGGATTTTGCTGAAATTATTGTTCATAATGATTCTATTATATTAAACAATCAAGATACTATATTAGAATTAGAACAACATGAAAATGAATTGCAGGAAACAAGGAATACCTTGCAAGAAAAAATTGTTGCTTTAATTGAAACAAAATTACCTACTACATATGATGGTCCGGATATTAATGCATTAGAACAACAAGAAACTGAATTAACAAAAACTATAGAATCTATATTATCGGATATTGATACTGCATACGCAGGAATACAACTTATAAAAACAAATATCGCACAAGCAAAGAAAAATATACGAACAAATTATAATGAAACTCAATTACAACATCACGTAGATACATTGAACCAATTACGATTAGAATTTACAGAATTGCGTGATGAAATTAAAAATCAAAAAGGAATTATCGATGCAAAAGAAGAAAAAATTAAACATCTTGAATCTCATGAATATGATCCAAACTGCAAATACTGTACATCTAACGTTTTCGTACAAGATGCAATTGAGGCACAAACTACAATTGATCAAGATCGAAACATATTAAATGAATTGATTAATCGATATGAGACTAACAAAAATTCTATAGACGCTTTACAGATTTATGAAACTCAGTATAAAGAATTAACTAAAATACAAGATTCAATAACAGAAAGCCAAAATTCTTTAAATGTAAAAGAATTAAAATTAGAATTATTAGAAAGTGATTTACAAACAAGAGAATCGGAACTAGAAACATGTTTAGAACGTCAAGAATCATTTCGAAAAAATGCAACGGCAATAATTCATAATCAGACTGTAGATTTACATATTGCAACATGTAAAGAAAGTATCGAATCATGTTCAACTAAAATAAAATCTACGCAAGAAACAATTAAATCATTGTTTGGTGCAATTGAAGTAGCAAAAACAAATAAAGCAGCTGCCATGACACAATTGGATTCATATCAACAATTGGAAACAGAATATAAAGCATTTGAATATTATTTGCAAACCGTAAAACGTGATGGAATTCCATATGAATTAATTTCAAAGGCAATGCCAAAAATTGAAACTGAAATAAATAACGTATTGAATCAGGTAGTAGATTTTAATATGGTTCTTCAAAGTGATGGAAAAAATATTAATGGTTATATCATATACGATGAAGATAACTTTTGGCCATTAGAATTAACAAGTGGTATGGAGCGATTTATTTCATCGTTGGCAATTCGAATAGCATTGATCAATGTTTCAGCGTTACCACGTCCTAATTTTATTGCAATTGATGAAGGTTGGGGAAGTTTGGATGCAGAACATATTTCTGCAGTAGTTAATTTATTTGATTATTTTAGAACAAAATTTGATTTCTCAGTAATTATATCTCATGTAGATTCTATGCGAGATATGGTTGATAATTTAATAGAAGTAAACAAGATAAACGGATTTAGCCAGATTCAGCACAGTTGATATTTATATAAAAAAGAATATCAGCGAATGAAACGTAAAGAAGCTGTCTATAAAGGTTTACAATATATTGATGTTTGGCAAACAGATACTTCTCTGACATCGCCAAATTATTTTCAAATATCTGAATTTCCATTACGTTTAACTTCCGGAAAAAATCTATTTAAACTCCGAGGGCATCCCGTTAATTTAAAACTTGGATCATATTTAAACATTGAAATATTAGATTATAATGGTGATCCAATTTATCATGAAGTTGTAGATTATATTGATGAAGATAAGTCTCGAGTAATTGCAATTTATATATATGAAGAAACATCACCTGGCGATTGTACAGTTACTTTAATTGGTGAAGCAGCTAATGCACCACAAGAATGGCGAGGAAAAGCTAATATCAAATGGATGCGTACTGTACCGGTTAATCCGACAGTATCAAATGATTCTGAAATAATTTTTGAAACATTACCTGATGTAACATTGGTTGAACAAGTTGCAACACAATTAGATAGAGTATATTCAGGTAGTATACAATTTCCTACATATACTACTGGTACCGTACGATATTTTTTATCAAATGGTCAGCCGGCAATAGAATTGACCGGAGGTAAATTTACTTCTGATATGTCTACAGGTACAATTACTATAGCATCTCCGCAAAATCCTATCCCTACGGCTACATATCTCCCGGCTAATGTTCAATACCAATCTACAATTAAAAAGATCTTATCTCCAACATTAGCATTGTTAGATACAGAGTATATAGTTTATAGTAGCCAAAGTATTTCTACTCATACATATTCTGCATTCCAAAATTCAACATACTCATTAACATATGAAGCAACTCCTACATATGTTCCAACTGAAAATTCAGAATCATTTGCTTTTATAGAAATAAAAGGATTACAACCAGCAACTGGCGATGTTTCTAGAATTAAAACATTCATGAGTAATAATGGCCAAGTTGGTACATGGGAATTGATTAATGATATTGAATTAGATGAAACGGAAGTATTTGTAACAAGCACATCTTCATTATATCCGGATCAAAGTATTGGTTCATTTACATCACAAAGTATTATTAATACGTATTGGGAAGGACATACATATCAAGGTTTAACTGAAACTACGGCTCCTACATTAACACGGACTACGGCTTCATTAGACAATGCAATGCAAATAACAAATGCCATTGATATAACACAAGTAAATACCGTATCAGTTGCTCAAATTAAATCTACATATCAAGGATATTTTATTGAAGGTGGGTCATATAAAGTAACATTCGATGCATTAGGTACTAGATCTGGAACTGCAAATCCTAAACTATCTTTTTATTTATCAGGAAGCGCATTTAATTTTGATGTTACTGATTATTTTAATCGAGAACTTTATAAAAAATTAGGTAAACGTGTTGGTGAAATAGAAGTTACTTCCGATAACCAAAGATTTGATGATTACGTATTTAACTTTGAAGCTGATAATACAGGTAATGCTGTATTACTTGTAGTTGTCGAATCGGGCAATTGGCAAGTTTCGGATATACGAACAACGACTGATAATGATGCAGGATATACTCCCGATTATACTAGAATACGAAGTTTAGTACCAACTGCACATAAATCGGATAATCAGCTTTCATTTAAAGTTGAATATTACAATGTAGCCGGCGTTAAAAGTAAACAAATTAATTATCTTTACAATAAAAATTGGGAAGGCGGTAACCGTTATATTGACGGTGATTATTCAATGCTTACCGGATCATTATATGTTGCAGATTCATTAGAATCGGGTGTTGCAATATCTGGATATAAGAATACCGGATTTATTCGTTCATTAGGATATGAAGGATTTGCTGCAGGATTTCCTGGATTTTTAATATGGTCAGGCTCAGCATTATCTGGATCTGCCGGAACAAAAGGAGGAATACCATATAATGGTGTTGGTATAGAATTATATGCTAATTCTGACAATTATTTTAGATATTCAACTATACCATCTGAATTAGATGTACATACCGAAACATTTTTCTTTGGAGATCCTACATCTCAATATATTTCCGGAAGTAATGGTAATTTAGAAATTTCATCAAGTGGATTTTATTTAGATGCAAATGGTAATGTTACGGCATCGGCATTCCAAGCAGTTAACAACGGAACTATATTATTTGATTCGAATAGTGAATATGCAGATGGATTAAATATTGGTAGATTATTATATTACGATACCTCTGAATATTCTGCTGCAGGACAAACTATAGATAATGGTGAAATAAATGGTATAACTGGTAGTTTATTTCATACATTTTTATTGCCTGGCGAGACTAATATACAATGTTCATTTGATATTGAAATTGATAATAGTGCCGGTGGTAGCAGTATTCCTGATTTAACAGTTAAACATTATATTGCAACTGGAAGTTTATTTCAAAGTAGTCAGTTAACATCTAATTATAATACATTTTCTAATTTTGCTAGTATCGCTACAACAAACTTTGGTACTACTTCTGCTAATAGAATCTCTTCTGGAGTACGAAATTTAAATTTTACCGGCACAGCTATTTCAAATAGACAAGGGATGTATTGTTTAATTTATTTTGTTGTATATTATTCAGCAACATTAACAGTAAATCCAACTATTAAAATTAAAGATATAGTATACAGATCAAGTAGAACAGCCGGATCATCTACAACGGCGCCGACAGTTCCGATATTATAATATTTATATAAAAGAAAATGTATAATGAATAAAATAACAGTCTTATTTCCCGGAGGATTTAAACCATTGACAGGAGCACATTTAGATTTAGCAAATCGATATGCACAAGATCCGAATGTAGAACGAGTAATACTTTTAATCGGACCTAAAGAACGAGATGGCATTACTAGAGATAAAACTATAGAAATGTTTGATATCTTAAATGATAATCCAAATGTTGAAATACAACCTACAGAATTTAATTCTCCAATCATGGCTGCGTATGAATATCTATTTGCATTACCACAAGATGCAACGGGACGTTATGCCATGGCGGCTTCTACTAAAGGAGATGATTATGTACGTGCAAAAGATTTTGTTCCAAATGTAGATAAATATGCAACAATTGGTGATAAAAAAGGCCGTACTATTCCACGTGGAATTGATGCAACAGAATTAAGTATTAATGT